TTTTCTAAAAATAATTGAGCGGAAGTTAGACTAAGTTTTTTTAATTTATGCAATAGCGCTAAATACGATATAGCAAAAGAAACAGACAACACTATAAAAAATATCAACAAACCATTTTGCATCATACTACCCCCAATAAACTCTTCTCAATATGCGTTGCCCAATAGTATAAACATTTATCACAACAAGGTCTATTATACTCGTTCTTAGTGTCCATGTAAAACTCAGCATAGTAGATAGGGTCCTTACGATATAAGTTAGCCCTGTGAGTGATATTTACACGGTTTATGTGAGAAGGCTTGTTCCAGACTGGCTTACCAGTACCCCAAATCTGCCCACAAACAGCCTCTAGAGCCTCTATATTGGCTTCGTTCTTATCTGTCCTTATACCCCTTGCCTTGGCCTCTTTAATCATGACCTTAGCATAGTTACGTAATGACCATTCAGCATTTTTCCACATCAATACCGCTGGATGATTGCGCCATGCCCCTGATGGGGACTTTCCAGACAAAACCTTAAGTATCTGATAGGCTTCTAATATCTGTTTATTTAATCTTTTATTGTCTAATATTTCTGCACACTGATCATAATCTTTATAAGGTAGGAAGGTTTGCATTACCTAATAGCCTCCCTAGTAATCATTACGATTGCCCCATTATCCTCTAAAGCCTTTTTTACTCTTACCATATATTCTACAGCATGTCGCTTCTCTGTGTCAAATAGACGCATAAACATATCCTCATTAGCCTTAATGGTTATAAAATGTTCGTTATCAATAATTTCTACCTTGAAATTTTTAGGGGCTGGAATAGAATGAAATGCCATTTTCATTTTATCTGTATACATTATTTTTCCATTGTTAAAGATTGCCAGGTATTGGACCAATCTTCTTTAGTCTTATGTTTGTTAAACTCTCTAGATACTTCTCCACCTTCTAGATATACTCCACCCCAAACACCCCACTCTTTACCAGAGATGCCTACTGCAAAGCATGTTTTTGCTACTGGACATTGCTGGCACATTGAATCAACAATTGCCCTACCAGATTCGTTGTCTTCATATTTATCAAAATAAATATTTGTATCAAGACCTAAACAAATTGCGTCATCTTTCCATAAATGCTGTTTCATAATTACTCTCGATACTTGTTTGGTATATCCCACCCATTACGACCAGGAGAATAAACTTTGTGGATGTACCACTTATCTTTAATTCTAATACCCATTGGAGATGTTTTTGCAATGTCAGATTCTTTTAAATCAATAACATCCCAACCATTCCAAAGTAAATTACTATTTTTGGAAATAATTTTTTCCATAGTATTCAAACTTCTAATAAACATAAATACCCCCTAGTATTTAAATATACCAACTTCTACATTTTTTAACTGTGCCTCTGAAACTAATTTTGAAGTTTTTTCATTAGGCTTACTTAAGAAAGCAAAGTAGTTAATTTGATCTAAATTTTCTTGCATCCAAACTGGAGCAACTTTATAAAATTTAATCTTTTTTCCTCTTGCTTTCATTCCTCTTTCAGATAAATTAGAAAACTCAGAAACAAAAGAATTTATTTTAGCAGGACCAGCAGAGTAAATTACAAACTCTGTATCGTCTTTATGCATGTTTGACATGGCAACACCCATAGAGCGAATGAATACGTTGTAATCATTAAACTCACTTGTGCCCTGAACTGCCACGATCATCTCTTTTTCCATCCCTTAAACTATCTAATATAAAAAGCATTTTATCTAAGTCACCTTTTGATAAAGTACTAGTATCTATTGGTTTAGCGGTGTGGCGTTGTACCTCACCGTCTACAGCCTCTGCAACATAAAAAATATGATTAGATATCCAATATGCTTCGTTGCCTAAAACAATAACCTTAATCATACCCTTTTCTTTATGTTTTGTCAATTGAGAAAGGTTTTGCTGATTATTTGATATAGGCATGGAAAAAAATAATTTCATTAACCTATGCGTATCACTTTGTTTATGCAAAGTTCTAGAAAAAGGTTTTTCTTTATTTCTTTTACCTACTCTAAGTATAAACCAAGCAAGAGCCAATGTCAAGCCTACGACTATTAACTCTTGCATTATTCAGACCAATCTACTTTTTAATTACTGGTTTTGCTTCTACTGAATTTTCAACAGACATAGTCCTATTTAACTTTATTTGCATTTGCAATAAGTTAAACTCAATATCTGAAGATTTTTGTTTATAAAATACAACTAATTGTTTTACTTCTTCAATGGTTAAGTCCTCCACTTTTTTACCCCTTCCTTAAACTAAATGGGCTATTTTCCCAAACCTTTTCTACTTTCTTTTTTTCTCTTTCTACAATTGCACGGCTCCATGAAAATCCTGCATCGCCACCCCAAGCATCCCACATAATTCTGCCGTTAGAAGGGAACTCTGGACCATCATAAAACCCTTTGCCTTTTTTATCTACTTCGTGACGGGAAAAAAAGGAAAACATTCTTTTAACAGTACTAAGAGACATTGCTGATCCATTTACAATATCAGTTGCACGACCCCAGCCTACTGGAGTTCCTGCACCAGTTGCCTTACCATCTTCTTTCCACTTTAATGCACGACGAGCAGCAGCCTTCATACCAGAAGTAGGAGTGTATGTATCAGCCATTTTTCTTATCCCGTTTTTGTTGTTTAGCAACACGTTTTTCTTTAAGAGTCATCTTAGGCTCTTTTTTTGTATTAGCATTACCTTTTTGTTCTTTATTTGCCATTAGTTACCCCTGCCTTTGTTTTTGGATACGGACCAAGATCTGTTTTTATAGTACCGTCTTTTCTTAAACGAACAATCCTACCATTTTTTATTTGTGTAGGATTGAATGCTGTTGTTTTTTTCTTTGTCATTATTTTTCAAACCTTAAAGGATTAAAAGATCCATCCCAAATACTTTTTGTTGTAGATTGTGACTCTGATTTGTATGTACCGCCACGACGCTTATATTCTTGTACTACCCAAGAATTTGCTACTGCAGACGGATAAACGTCAAACTTATCTTTTGCTGCTTGCACAACTCTTGCATATAGTTTAGGATCTGATGGTGTTGATCCACCCCTACGTGGTTTAATAAAATCTCCATAATTAGGTTTTGCCTTTGCCATTTCATTTTCCATTTCTTTTAGTTTGTTAACTGGAACGCAATTAGGAACCATACGTCCACCTTTTTCTTTCATGCCACGTTGTTCATATCCAACCCAACATGCTTTTGTCATGTTGTCCCACTTGTCTTCATCTTCATTATCTGAGTTGTAGGATTTGCTTACCTGAACAGCATACATGTTTTCCATATCAGATTGCGATGGCATTGTTGGAATTCCAGTTCCATTTGATCCCATTTCTACAACCATATCAACTGAAACAGATAGTGATTCAATTTTTGTTACTGTGGACATGCGATGATAAGAAACGTATGGCTCTTCTTCCCAAGCACCATCTTCTTGTTTATAGTTACGAACGATTACTGGTTTATCATCTTCAGCATATTCCATTGAGTATTCAGAACCAGGAAGACCAAGTAAACCAGGATTAGTCATAACATATTCAACACGACCAACCATAACTTTATCTTCTTCCATATACATAACAAAGTCACCCTCTGCTACCATTGATTTTGAGATTGGCACATTTTTATCTTCGTTTACTGACATAAAACCTCCTGGGCTATATATAGATTATATCAGGCTTTAGGATTTAAAAGCCGTATAATTTCAAAAAGATTCCACCTGTCTTTTTTAGATAAACCCTCTACTGCATCACGATCAAAAGCCTTTTTAGATAGGGTAATAATGGGTTCTGAAGCAAAGAAATCTATCTCTAAAAACCCTTTTTCCCATAATTTCATAACACAAGAGTTAACGTCTGTTATATGTTCATTGTATAGGTCTGGCATAAGATTTTTAATCTTAGGAGTAAAAGAATATAAAAGTTCTCCAGTTTCTTGGTCAACCCCTACAGTTTCTAATCCACCATCAAGAATAAGTTTTTCAATTATTTTTTCTTCTTCGTTATTCATTTCCAATAAACTCCAATAATGATTGTTTGGTCTGTGATCCAATTATTTTATTAATCTCTTTACCGTCTTCAAATAAAATAAATGTTGGCACAGAACGAATTTCAAAAGTTTTAGCCATTTCATTTTCTATATCTACATCAACTATTTGAAAAATACCAGGAAAGTATTCCCTATTTAATTCTTCAACAATTGGCTTTACTTTTTTACAAGGCTGACACCAGTCTGCCGTAAAGTAAAGTATTGATTTCATTTGCCAGACTTTACTCTAGCCTTTTTTAATACTTCAAAATCTTTAATTTTGGTTTCGCCAAGGTATCCCCAAGCATATCCATCATTAATCATTTTATTATTAATAGACTCTGATTCTCCATTAATATATATCCAACCAAGAATACGTCCATACTTTTCAGAAGAATTCATTTTTTCTGTACGAATAACAACTGACTTAGCATCTTTTAACTGTTTTTTTAAGTATTCTTTAGACTCAAGACCAAGAACTTTTTCAACTTTATCTGTTGTACGTGACTCTGGCGTATCGATGCCAGCCAAACGAACACGAGATGAAAATAAAATATCAAACCCTAAATCAATAATTACGTCAATGGTATCTCCATCAACAACATTTTTTACTTCTTTAACAAAATACTCATACATTACACTGCCCCAATCGCTCTATTTTCAACTAACTTTTCACGCTCATCAAGAACCTCTAACATGAAAGACATCATCTTTGCATATGACTCAGGATTATTCATTATCTTATCGTAGTGATGACTACAAAACATTAGTTCTCCAGAAGCCCCTTTGACTTTGACTAAGGCTTGTGCTTGGCATGTATCACAACGATCTTTTGCATTTAAAACCCATTGCTTTGGCTTTACGCTTGGATGATCTTTTAATATGTTTGTCATAGTACTATTATATCGCTACTTTCTGTTGTCTGTTGAATAAAATCCACTACCGTTGAAAATTGCAGTAGGAGCACTCCAAAGTCTTTGCATAGATTGATTACAGCATACTGGATATTTTTCTTCATCAAATTTTTTTTCAAACTCAATTTGTGAAGAACAAACAGAGCATTTGTAATCATATCTTGGCATTAATTCTCCTATAGTTATATCTAAGTATATCAAATAATAGGCAGTTTTACAACATGCCTAGGTTGTTTATTTATTTTATTTTAATTACTTTAGGTTTCTTGTCTTCAGGAACAATACGAACAATATTAACTGTAAGCATGCCATCCTTAAGTTCAGCACTAGATACTTCCATGTATTCACCAAGAGCAAATGTGCGAGTAAATTTACGAGCAGCAATTCCCTTATGAACAACTTCAACATCTGTTACTTCTGCTATTTCACCTTTAATTATTAACGTTCCATTATCTACTGAAACATTAATATCTGTTTTTGAAAATCCAGCAACAGCCAAAGATAATCTGTATGTATCTTCGTCTAATTTTAAGATATCATATGGCGGATATGCCTGACGAGTTGCTAGATTATGTACTGTACTTAAACGGTCCAATTCACGATTGAAACCAATAAAAAATGGATCCTTAAAAAGATCCAATGCAAACGAACTTACCATTTTTTCTCCTTTTCAGCGAGTTAGTCTATGTATCCCCCGTAGGCAGATACAATCCTATTATACCATTTATTGAGCCTCCTGTAGGATTTGAACCTACGACAACCCGCTTACAAGGCGGGTACTCTACCCCTGAGTTAAGGAGGCGTATCCCTA